ACAAATCACACTTATGATAAAGTTGGTAGTATGTTCCCGTCAAAGGAGATTTCTGGTGGTGGTGGAATCAAGTATGCAGCTTCAGTTATTGTTACGTTGGGTAAACGTAAAGTCAAAGATGGTACTGAGGTTTTGGGAAATATTATCAAGTGCAAACTAGTTAAAGGACGTTTCACTAAGGAAGAGTCAGTCATTGAAACGATGCTTGATTATCAAACTGGTTTGGATAAATATTTTGGTTTGGTTTCTATTGCTGAGAAATACAATATTTTCAAAAAGGTATCTACAAGATTTGAGATGCCGGACGGAACAAAAGCATTTGAAAAAGCAATAGTGAAAAATCCAGAAAAATATTTTACTGCCGAAATAATGGAACAACTTGAAAAAGCAGTTTTCGAGGAATTTAATTATGGGAGCAGGAAGGAAGAAAAGAATGAAGGTGATAAAGAATAATTGTTTAATCACGAAAGGAGTATATCTTGAAAACCTTTAAAAAATATATTGAATTAAATGAAGGTGTTTTTGATGCAATTAAAGTTGTTTCAATTTGGATCAAAGATAAAATTAAAAATGCTATTAAAAGTATTAGTAGTACAATTGAAAAAAGTTTTAGTAAATTAGTATTTGGAAAAGTTATTAAAACTAAATTAAATTATATAACGAATGGTAAGGCATTAAACGAAGCAGAAGATAATATTGATTTAAAATCAAGATTGGGTTATTATTCTGAATTTTGTACATCATATTCATTGGCAAAATTAGTTGAGAGTAATAGTGGCAATTTGGTTGGTAACACTTCAGCATATTTGAAGAAACATAAGGAGTCATATAAAAAAAATAAACTGGTAGGAGTTAAATTCCCAAAAATTGATAATAAAAAATTAGTTGTTGAAATCAAAAGACAAGAAGATTCTGGAGTAGCAATTGCTAAACAATTATGGGAAGATATTAAAGTATCTACTGAGGATTTAGGTTTTGTTGAATTTGAAATTGTTTTAACTGGTGAGTCTGGTAAAGGAATAACAAAAGCAGACATTGAATTTATTGCTAGAAAGAAATCAACAAAAGAGGTTATTGACCATATTGAGGCATCATTAAAAGCATATAAAAGTTGGACAATTAATGTATCAAATTCTACATTTACAAGTTGGATCATTAATTTAATTGACCCTGAATTAGGCGGATTTAGTAATAAAGGTAGTGTTGAAAAAAAGGTTGGGGAATTTATTAAAATACATGGACTCAAAAATCAAATGAGAAAAATTCAAGACTTTCAATCTGGCCCAAATTCCCCTGCCAAATTAAAGAAAACAATTGGTAGAGAAAAAGCAAAAGAACTTATAGATAGTGAGGGAATTTATAGTAAAGTTCGTGATTTGATGATACAAGTATTTAAGGTAGAGTATAAAAAAAGAAAATCAGAAATAAATTCTAATTTTGTTAAATTATTGGGATTTGATGGAGTTGATGATTTGTATCTAGCAGTACAAACACAGGCTGGTGGAAAGGTTGATGTGTTATCTAGTAGAACATCTAAAGCTTTCAATAATATTTTAGAAAGTTTACAAGATGATTTTAATATTGAATTTGAAAAATCAACTGGACAAGTTAATACAAGTATCTTATTTTATTTAGATAAAAAATTATTATTTAAATCAAATTTTGCTTTTAGAGATTTAGATAAAGTATCACAATTTGTAAGTTTTAAAGATTGGTCATAAAAAAAGGAGAAAGAATGAAGTTAATGAAGAGTAATTGTATAAACATCTTGTGGTTGTTAATAGGTGCTATCGTCATTGGCGGTACTTACTTGTTATCATACCACAATGTTGATGAGGCTGTGGTGAGTGAATCTAAAACCTTTTTTGAATTTGTGAGGGCTGTATTGCAATGATGGTAATGAGTAATAATGATTTAGAAATTACATTTCGTGCATGGGTAATTTATCAGGGTATCTATGCACATTTTACAAGAGACTATGATTATTTTAAATTTAATGGTAAGGGTAACTGGAATAGCATTGATTCGATGCAGAGGAGTTTTGCTAAGTTAGAAAAGAATGGAAACTTTTCTATGCAGAGAAAAATATTTAAGGATATTGGAAAGACCTTTGATAACAGGGAATCATTGATATTTTTCTACTTGTCTCAATTTTCAAATGGGATTGTTTATCCATCACATTTTGATAGTGATCTATATGATGAATATGTTGAGCGAATGAATAATTTTGATTTCAATATTCGCCAGGATATGGGAGAAGTTTTAAAATGTATGAGTGAATATGGAAAGAGCTTTAATGAGATTTTCATTACAGGTAGCATGAATCACCCGTATATATTGAAACTAAGCCTGTCTAATAGGATATCGTTAGAAACCTTTGCTGTATTGGATATGATATTGGATTTTATTCCAGAAGTTGATAAGTACCTCAAAGACCCGATATGGCAGGATCATAAAAGACTAGTTTTAAATTACAAACCATTTTTAGAAGTTGATATTGTAAAACAAAAGAAAATAATAATGGATGTATTGGTGAAAGGGTAGCATGAGAACTGAAACTTTGATTTTAGAAAATCTAATATATAATGATAATTATTCAAGTGTAGTCGGCACATTCCTAAAGCCAGAGTATTTTAAAGAGAACGCAGATAAACAAGTTTTCATTGAAATACAAAATCACATAACCGAGTATAACTCGCCTCCGTCAAAAGAGGTTATATCTGTTAAGTTGAATAACAGAGAAGATTTAAATGAAACTACATTTAAGAATTGTGAAGAGCTTCTTAAAACTCTAAAAGCAAAAACTGATGACGAGCAATGGTTGACTGAGGAAACCGAAAGGTGGGCAAAGAACCAGGCTGTGTACAATGGTATTGTCCAGAGTATATCTATCCTAGAGGGTAAGGACAAAGTTCTGTCCAAGGATGCTATACCTGAAATCCTTACAGAAGCATTAGCAATTTCATTAGACAAAAGTATCGGTCATAGTTATTTGGAGAATGGGGAAGACCGTTGGGAATTCTATCACATGAAAGAATCCAAAATTCCTTTTGACATGGTGATGCTTGACAAGATTACAAACGGTGGTATCTCACCAAAAACTCTTACAGTATTACTAGGTGGAACGGGTGTTGGTAAGACATTGGTGAAAACTCATTTGGCTAGTCAGTACATAAAACAGGGAATGAATGTTTTATATATTACTATGGAAATGTCAGAGGAAAGAATAGCTGAGAGAGTTGATGCAAATCTACTTGACATTGATATTGGTGATTTGCATATGTTGTCGAAAGATGATTTCAAGAAACGACTTGATAAATTAAATGTTGGTAAGTTGATTGTCAAAGAGTATCCAACAGCCGGAGCACACGTTGGAAACTTTCGTGCTTTGATACGAGAGTTGAAAATCAAAAAAGACTTTGTTCCACAAGTTATCATTCTTGATTATCTGAATATCTGTGCATCAAGTAGAGTCAAGTGGGCTGCTAATATGAACACTTATATCTATATCAAATCTATTGCTGAGGAAGTCAGGGGTTTGGCAGTAGAGTGTAATGTTCCAGTTATTACCAGTTCTCAATTGAATCGGGAAGGGTACTCAAGTTCTGATCCTGATTTATCTAATACGTCTGAAAGTTTTGGATTACCAGCAACAGCTGATTTGATGATGGCTATTATTGCAAAGGATGACGGTGCTGGTGTAAATAATCAGATACTCTTTAAACAGTTGAAAAACAGATACAGTGATATATCTATCAATTCTAAGTTTCTGGTAAATGTAGTTAAGAAGAAAATGAAGCTGTATGATATTGACGAAGATGCTCAACCAGTATTAGCTAATGATGGTAGTAATAAGTTTTATGATAAGAAGTCAGATGCCAATACAGGGTCAAATCCGTATGTTTTGAAAATTAAACCGTCAAAACGTCCTGAAAAGACCTATGATGATTGGAATATATAAATAGATTATATAACCCAAAAGGAGACTATTATGCAAGATTTAACGATTTCAGATGGCTGGTTTAACAGTGAGAAGGCAGAACAACCTGTAATGAAAAAGTTATGCGAACATAGAGCAAATACAACTACATTGGATTATGATTTAGGTGTGGAATATTGTAATTTTTGTGGTGCTTTGGGACATTATAGTGTAGATAAAGACCTAGTTGAGTGGAAATTACCAGAATTTCTGGTAAAACAGAACTATAATTGATGGTTTACTGAAAAAGTATTATAAATATAGAGAGTATAGATAACCTTAGAGGAAACAGTAATGACTGTAACTAAAATAACTAAAGACAATGTATCTGGTTTATTGGATATGGGTGGTACAATGGTATCACATATTATTCCTGATGCAAATGACACTTATGATATAGGTTCAGCTGAATTTAAGATTAGGGATATGTATGTTGCAGACAATACAATTTACATGGGTAATGATGCAACTATCAAAGCCGAAGGCACAGCTATTGTTGTTCAAGATTTAAAAACTGGTGATTTACATTTAGATAATACCCAGCGTGATGGTAATAGTGTTGATGGAACATCTGGTTCTTGGACATTTCAAGAGGGTTCTGAGAATTTATTCTTACTGAATAATATAACTGGTAAGAAATATAAGATTAATTTAACAGAGATATAAATATTTATGAGTAAAGAATTAAAAGAGATGTTTGCGGAAGTAGCTGAAAAGGCAGTAAAGGAAGATAAAGATATTGGTGAGGATTCTATGTTAAAGAGAATTGCAATTAATGTTGACCATTATCAAATATGTCCATTTCGGTCATTGGATGAAAAAGACTGTCCATTATGTAAGCTTGCAAAGATATAAATCATTACAAAACAATAGATTAGAGAAGCATTTTTTTCTTGACAAACAGGAAAAAGTATGTTACAATAGTAGTATAGAATATAATAATATCGAGAAAAAATGCTATCTTTCAAACAAAAATTAAATGAATCAAAGAATACGCACATGGAGCACCTTGAAGATGAAATCATCAACAATGGTGTTAGTGGTGCGAATACAGCAATAGAGTTTTTAAATTCCCTCAACGATATGTTGGCAGGTGGAAAGAGCAAAACTAATATTACTGTAAAGTGGGATGGAGCCCCAGCAATATTTGCTGGTATCAATCCAGAGAACGGAAAGTTTTTCGTTGCAATAAAGTCACTCTTTAATAAGACCCCCAAAATTAATTATACAAACGCAGATATAAGTGCGAATCACGGATCGGGTGGGCCTTCAGATAAAATAAAACTTGCATTGAAATACTTACCCGATCTTGGAATTAAAGATGGCGTCTATCAAGGTGACATTATGTTTTCTAAAGGTGATTTGAAATCAGCAACTATTGATGGTGATAGTATGTTGACGTTTGGCCCAAATACTATCACCTATGCTGTACCCGAAGATAGTGACTTAGCTTCTCAAATGAGAAAAGCACATCTTGGAGTTGTATGGCACACGAAGTATACAGGAAGCAGTATTGCAGATTTATCTGCTTCATTTGGAGTATCAGCAAGTGATTTCAAAAAAACCAAGAATGTTTGGTTTGACGATGCATACTTGAATACTGCAAACGCAGCTACGTTTACTGCAAAGGAAACAAAAACCCTTCAAGGAAAAATAAATCAAATTAAAGGTTCAGTTTCAAAAGCAGGGAAGTTCTTAAACCTCTTGGCAAAAGAAACTACCAACAAATCTCAACATGGTCTTGCACCACTGATGAAAGTATTTTTCAATACTAAGATTCGTGCTGGTGCAAAGATTGCTGATACGAAAAAACTTGTTACAGAGTTTGAAGAGTATTATATGGCTAGGATGAAAAAGGAAATTGATTCAAAGAAATCCGATAAGGGTAAACAGAAATTTAAAGATATTGAAAAAGAATCTAAGAAGACTCTAAAAACATTTAAAACAGAATTGTACTTTACTATGGCTACTTACTTAGGCATCCTTGATGCAAAGGAAATGGTTATTAGAAAGTTAGAAACAATTAAAGGCATTGGGACATTTCTCAAAACACCTGATGGTTTCAAAGTAACTGCACCAGAAGGATTTGTTGCAATTGACGCTGCAAGTGGTGGTGCTGTCAAGTTAGTTGACAGACTTGAATTTTCTCATGCAAACTTTACAATAGAAAAAGATTGGTAGGAGTTATATTATGTTAGAGGATTTACTAGAATTAAGAAGGATATTAGATAGATTCATTGCCAAGTATCAATCACAGGATGCATATCGTTTCGAGCATGACCCTAGACTTGCTGAGGATTTGAAAAAACGGGATACCTATGAAATAGAAGGTGATGATAGATTGACAGATATAGGAAAAGAATTATTAAAACTTAAACAGAAGGAAAATAATGAAGGAAGTGGAAAAGAAGAAGCCCCATACAAATGGGAAGGGAATGACATCTACTAGGTCAAGGTATTGTAGGAAGTGTGACGCAATGTTTAG